GACGGATTGCTCCTCGATAACGTAAAAGGTTACAGTTTTAGATCCAAAAGTGCCTCAATGCTTGCGCAAAGAGGGAAAAACTATCTAAAGTATAACAATTTGCGTTAGCAAGGCATAGGAAAACCTCAAAAGAGGGTAAGTGCCCACCGTACGGGCACCTATCCGGACGAGTTGATCAATTGATCACCATCCCCGGGAAGGTTTTACTTAATTTCACAAGTTTAACGACATTTAGGTCGTTGCAGGTTTGAAATCTCTGCAGATTAATTAGGCGGCGGTGCACCATAGATCCAGTATGTGGGTACATTCAAGAAGAAATGTAGACCAAAATCTGTTCCTATGGCATGATACGCCTGCACTCTTACACCATTTGGTGTGACACCATCGGTACCACTCAAGCTTAATTCAAGTGTATACATATCCCTTACTGCTCCATCAGTAGTCGTAGGTTCACTCCAATATTTTGGAGATGTACTCTGCATCCTGAACAGATTGTAATTTGGGCATGATACATTGATACCAGCATTTGTGAATTGTGATATAACACTCTGTCCAGAAGCACCCGAAGGGGTGTTATTGAAATAGAATGCAGCACCTGCACTAGACGTGGTTTTAACACCTGTGACTGTGGTTTCACTAACATTGGTATCAACATTGAATCGATTACTCCTATACACTCGAGCCCCACTAATAGGATTAGCAGAGACAACATTGAATGTGTAATGAGTTGATCCTCTATAGGCTACAAAAGCAGGCATAATCCACTGTAAAGGTGTAAGTTGTGAGTAATTAAAACCAAAATTAGTTGATGGTGCTACAAGACCTTTTGCAGAATTAAGACCATTTACATCATAACCAAACTGTGGTGGGATTTTAGCAAAGAGCTTCTTCCAAACAATATAATCATTTGTAGAATCGTCTGCTATGATCGAAGTACTAGATAACGTATAACGTCTGAATAATTGTCTAAACGATTTTACACTCTCACCAATATTTACAAGATATCTATCCGAGTGAACATTGGGTTCTCCAGTTCCAGCAAGAAAAGATACTGCTTTATCACTTTCTGAGTACTCATCAGATTGCACCGCAAAAGGTGTAGCCTGTGGTAAATCACGAGGATTAGCAAATTCTATATTTTCGGCTCCTCTTACAGTGACCAGAATAGCCACGTTAGAGGTTAAAATAGGAGCTGTAAGAGCCGTTTGCACACGTACTGTGATGTAACCATTATCAAATAGTTTATTACCAGCATATGATGGTGTCAAAGATGTTGACCATGGGATGTTTGCAGCACTATATCCGGTTCCATTATTAAGGAATGAAGTAGCCTGTTGATATGGCACACGAAATTCAACTTCGCTCGATTCACCAAGATCAACAATAGATGTGAAAACAACATTGGATGATACTGAATCAACCAAAATATTTTCTCCACTATAACCAGAAGGATCGTATGATATCCGCAACCTTCCTTTATGAAAAATTGAGGACATAATCTTAAATTTAAAGATAATATCCCCCCTCCAGTTAAGGAAAGGTGATGACAACCACGCTAATGGAGTCATATACACCTTTGGTATGGGAGCACCATCACTATCATATAATGCAGGTAACACTCGTGAAGAAAATAGGATATCATCTACTGAATTGGTTGTAGACCATGTAGCAGTGCAGAGATAAGATTCTCTTTGAGCTAAATGTGAAATTACCATTTCATCTGTACTCTCAATACCTAGAATAGCTGGATCTATTGATAACTCATTCTTGGGATCAAGTGTCAATTTCTCTACAGGAAAACCTATATCAGTATTAGCCATTTTAGGAAATGGTTCCGGTCTAAATGGGTGAGTATCAGCTATCACAGGAACATTGGTAAAACCAAATAGACTTGCTATAGTAGATACAGCTGAAGCACCGACTCGCGTTGCAGTTGCAAATTTTCCTATAATAGGAATATCTTCAAACCAAGACGCCGCGTTTGCAATAGCAGTAGCTGGAGCAGAAACACACCCGTTACCATATTCATCAGCTTGTAAAGCTAGACCAACAGATGGTCCAGATAATTTAACATCTTCTGCCCATGCATAAATGGCTATAGACACACCAGAACTAGATACACCATTAGCAGATTGCAATGTTGTATAATTCAAGAATGTCAATTGTCCCATATCTGCAAACTCTTGACTGAGTTGGGCATTAATAAAATTACGATGATAGAAAAATGGCAAAGTCATCTCTCCTGCTTCATTACCTTGCGGATAAATCCAAATGTGAGGACGCTGGGAATAAGGTATTAAATACCGAGTACCAGTATCATTCTGAATCGTACTTGGGGTAAGATTGGGAAGAGGTTGATAACCCATATACATACACCCATAATAAAATGGTGATGCATTGATCAAAACTTTGATTTTCAATTTGCACTGAATGAATGAAAAGTTATTTAACTTATATTTCACACGTGTATCATTGAAGAACAATTGCCATGGTGAATATGTGTGAGATGTTCCAACTGCATCACTTTCATTCCAAGTGAAATTGGCTATACGTACGGGTCTTGATAAAAATTTAACTAGATCCATAGCTTCAGTTTGGTCTCCTGCACTGATACCATCATATGGTCGATCAATGCCGGCAGTCATACCTGCAGTAGTGTCTACAAAGCGCACATTTTCGTTAGTAGAAACATTCATACCTGCTTCCGGCATCATAGCATCCATGGTATCTGATTGAATATCACAGGTGCTAAAACAACTTCCACAAGTACAAGCATAATCTACTACTTCCACTCCTTGAGTGTGTGGTCTCTCTACCTGAGAGACATAGGATATGTGATCTAGTTCACATACGCAACTTTGCTCAGTTCCACAGCTGAGCTCCTCAATATTTTGTTGAGCGATAATTTGTTAATTACATAAAGATTATCAGTCTGAATGTAATAGTCTATACTAGACCACAGGATTAAGTTTACTCTTCGCAG